TTTTTTAAATTTTCTTTTGCCCAAACAAGTCTTTTATAAACATGAGTGTTTTGAAAATTAGGAGTTTTAATTTGTTCTTGATTCATGTTATGCTAAATCTCCGTGAACAGCAGTTGAAACATGTTGTCCATCTTTGTCATTGCCGCTTACATCAGAACATCTTAATCTATAAGACCCTGCCGCAGGGTCAGCACTATCGTGAATCATAACCACATGATAATTTAAATTATTAGCATTTCTTGAAGCCATGCCAGTAATAGAGTAGTTTGCATTTCCCATATCAGTATTTATTGTAACAGTAAAATCACCTAAACCATTGTCAGTTGTTCCAGAAACATTTAAAGAATCATCTGTTGCAGGAGCATTAAAATCTTGTTTTATCCAAACTGCCGCAATTCCTTGCACAAGAGAGTCTGCAATTTTTGTATTAGTAACTGCATCGTTTGCTATATCGCCTGTGGCTATTGTAGCGTCTGTTATTCCGTCACTTGATATTGTACTTAGTGCCATGTTTTACTCCTTTGCATTAGCCTCTTTTACTGCCTTAATTTTCTTTGCCCACTCGCCAGTAGTATCTAGTTTGCCTGCTACTATGTCCTTGTATAATAAATCTAGTTGGTCACCGATATCACCATAAGCCGTTTTACGAGTTCTACGAATTTCATAATTTTTTTCATCTTTATCAGCCTGTGCTTCGTAAGAATTTAATTGGTCTGTTGTTGGTTTAGCAAGGCCAGTTACTGACCATGAGACAATAATATCTCCATTTCCATCTGAATTATTTCTTATTGATATATTTCCACCATCTCCAAAATTAGGTGTTTTACCATTTGCTTCACAATATAATTTTATTTTATTTGCTAATGTACTCATAATTTTATACGCTTCCTGTTATTCTAAATCCATGAAAAAAAGTATAATCTTCATTAGAATCCATATCTCTGCCAGAGCCATAATTGTGAAAAATTACTGCTTGTGCATAATCGCCACTTCCATTCATATGTGTCATACCATGACAACTTATTGCTGAACTTATTCCCACATTTCCAGATACCGCTCTTCTTTCAGCGATAACTTTATTACCATTTTTTTGAATTGATATGTCACCATATTCTCCCGCATCATTTCCAAAGTCTATAAGAACTGAAGCAGAAAAAAAATAATACCCTTCTACTGTAGGTGTAAATTTATATGTAGATGTATTGTACACACCCCCAGTGTCTAAATTTTCTGTACCCAAAGCCATAACTGATGCTGAATTATTATTTACATTAGCGTTATTAGGTAATGAAGCCTTAAAAACTGGTGTCATTAATTGACCTTTAATTAGAGAATAATCTATTCTCTTTATCGTTCCTGCATCTGATATAAGAATTTCATCCGTATCTGCAGGTTCAGCCGCTAATGCTGTAGAAGCAGTTATAACTGTAGCATCAATATGCTCTTCTGAAATTGCATCGTCTGCTATGAGTGTTGCATCAATAGCATCTGCTGTAATCCCACCTGTTGGTATTGTTGTTTTACTCATGTGTTACTCCTCTAGTGCTTCTATTCTTGTTATTAATTGTTGTATAATTGAAATGTACATTGCATCTTTTTTACCAAGTTTAGCAGTAAATGCTACATGGTCTCCATCTGAATTAGCAGGTATTAAATTGTAATCTGCTGTATCAATGTCATTTATTGCAACAGTATCTGTCCAATAATCATCAACAGAATTTAATTCTTGTGCTACAAATCCTCTTGTTGGTATTTGATTATCACTACCATCAAATTTTGCATTGTGAAATTGCGGATTTTTCCAAGTAAATGTTCTTGGTTTAAAACTTTTAAATTTAGATATATCATAACTATAATCTTGAATATTATCTTTTAATCTAGAATCTGAGTTAGAACCAATGCTAGTGTCTGTTGCAGTAAGTGTACCATCGTGTGCAATTCTAAAATGCTCTGCTGTTCCACTATTTCTTGTTCTAAATAAAAAATCTTGTTTTCTATCAGTGTCCGTAGCATTTGGTGCAACGCAAGCAAGAACAGAACCATCTTCAACCGTACCACTGTCATTAGTTCTAGTTGCAACATCAAAGCCAATAAAAGGCCCTCTGGTAGTTGCTCTGTTTGCTGTGTTTCTTATTCGTATAGTTCCTGTTCCTCCATCTAATCCAGAGTTTGTTCCTGTTACAAAAAGAGCTGATGTACCAGTAGTAGTGGCTTCTTGAACATGTAAGGTTGCCGCCGCCGCACTTGTATTTATTCCAACTTCGTTATTACCACCATCAACAAACAACATATGAGTATTACCATTTGATTCTACTCTAAAATCAACATCATCAGAATCTTCATTAATAATAACTTCAGCATCTTTTATAGTAAGTTGGTCATCATTAGAAGACGATTGGTCATCTATGCCTGCAAATGAAGCCGCAGGTATTAATGCTTTTTTAAGAGCACCATCTGTTGCATCATTTATTAATACATGGTCATTGGAATTATCTAAGGTAACTAAAGTTTGCCCACTAATTACATTACTCGCTAAACTCCCCGGTTGTACTCCACCTGTTGGAACATCAATAGTTCCTACACTCTTTGCTTGATGAACAACATAAATATTGTTTGTGCCGCTAGGAGGTGCACCAGTAAACGTTAATGTTGTTCCAGATAAAGTGTATGCTGAGTTTGGGTCTTGTCTTACGTTTCCAACAAATACTTCAATGTCTAATGTTGATGAAGGTGCTACATCTAAAGTAAATGCAGTTGTACTTCCATCACCATTAAACCTCTTACCTTGAAGAGATTGAAAAGTATTTCTGGTATCTAAAGGTGTACCTATAAAAGCCATTTTACGTTATCTCCATGATTGACAAAGCAATATCAGCCGCACCAGATGCTGTCAGTGACAGTGTATCTGTTGTCTCCATTACTACTTTATTTCCGCTTAGTAGTTCAAGTGTTCCGCCAACAGGAACCGGTGCATTAGTAACGAGTTCAACTGTTTGGTTTGCTTCGTTGTTTGCTCCTGCTCTGTTAGAGGTATCTGAACCTAAGCTAACTGTAGCAGTGATTTGGCCAGTTGTTGTATTACCTACCATAACACCAAGAACTACAGTTGTTGTAGAACTTGCTACTGTATAGATAACATCAGCACTGGTTACACCTGCCTTAGTTACTACTTTAAAAGTATTAGCCATTTATCCTCCTATTATCCTAATGCAATTGCAAGAGCAGTTGGGTCTTCACTTGAAAATCCTGCACTTGTTAAATATGTTTTTACATCAGATAGTGCTACCTGCACCATCGTTCCATTATCATTTGTTACTAATCTATCTGCGTCTGCTAAAGTAGTAGATGTTGCAGATGTATTACCATCCATAATATTTAATTCTGCGGCAGTTGCCGCTACATTTGTACCACCTATGTCTAAGGTAGTTACAGATATTTCTCCTGCAACAGTTGCAATACCATCTGCTAAAGTAATTAAATCTGTATCGTCAGTATGACCTATTGTTGTTCCATTAACAATTACATTATCAACAGTAAGTGTAGTCAGTGTTCCTAAAGAAGTAATATTAGATTGAGCCGCAGTAGTTACTGTAGCCGCAGTTCCAGATACATTACCAGTTACATCACCAGTTAAAGGCCCTGCAAAAGCATCTGCTGTTACAGTACCATCAAAAAATGCATCTTTAAATTCTAAAGAACTAGTACCAAGGTCAATGTCATTATCTGTTACTGGAACTAACGCACCATCTTGAAGTTTTATTTGGTCTGCACCTGCCGCTCTAAATATAATATTATTATCAGTAGCAAAATCTATATCGTTATCAGCATCTCTACCAATAACTAAACTTGTATTTGTTAAAGATGAAATAGCTGTTTGAGAAGAACCTAATACAAAATCTAAAGTGTTATCACTATCTTCATATGTTACAGAAATACCTGTTTCTGTATTAGAACCTACCATAGCTCCAACAGTATCAGAAATAGTTTCTGCTAAAGCTGTACCATTTACAGTAATTGCATCTGCCTCTAATGTACCATCAATATCAACATTACCAGATATATCTAATTCAGTTGCAATAATTTTATTATTAAATGTTGCCGCACCTGCCGCACTCATATCAAGAGTCAAAGCAGTTATATCTACACCACCATCTGTGCCTTTAAATATAATATCAGCATCACTTGCTTGAGCATCTACTGTAATATTACCAGAAGATGTTGCAATAGTTATTGCCGCATCACCAGTACCAATATCATCAGCCGCTATACTTGAACTTGTATAAGTATTAAGTGCACTAACAGCAACCTGTTTCATTGTGCCATTATCATTTAAGATAATTCTATCAGCATCTGCAATAGTTACTGTTGAAGCACTATTATCACCATCTAAAATATTTATTTCTGCCGCAGTTGAAGTAATTGTTGTTCCATCTATTGATAACGCATCTGTTTCTAATGTGCCATCAATATCAGCGTTACCCGATATATCTAATGATACTGCATCAACTTCACCTGCAACTGTTAAGACACCACTTGTTAATGTCATTAAATCAGTGTCATCAGTATGACCTATTGTTGTTCCATTAATTAAAACATTATCAATGTCTAATGAGCCACCACTAATTAATCCTGTTGTTGTAATTGCTGAGGAGCCAGTATCAATAGTTCCAAATCCAGAAGTTATTGAACCAGAGTTTAACGCTCCAGTTATTACTGTATCTGAACTACCTGCTAAAACTTGATAGATAGAACCTATTCCAGTTCCATTTATAGTTATTGCGTCTGCTTCAAGTGTACCATCAATATCCGCATCACCCGATATATCTAAAGTAGCCGCATCTAATTCACCAGATAAAGTAATATTAGTAGCACCTGTAATAGCACCATTAAGTGCAACAGCACCATTTATATCTATAGTTGTAGCCGCTATTTGTATTTCTGTGTCAGCAACTAAATCTAATTGACCATCAGCAGATGAATTAATATATATTGCTGTATCTCTAAATTGTAATTTTTCTGTACTAGCTACAAGAAGGTCATCAGAAAACTCAAAGTAATCTTCATCTTCCATCCATTTAAATACACCATCATTTGACTCACCATCAAATGTAATTGCTATATCTGTTCCTGCAGTGCCTGCACCAAATGTTAATGTGTTTCCAAGTAGTTTAGTAATTGGGCCACCTTCAGCACTTGTACCATCATGAGTATGTCCTGTGCTAGAAGCCGCAAAGGCTAATAACTGGTCAAATTCATCATTAAAATGTGATGCCTCAATGACTGCACCATCAGTAATAGTACTTTGTCTTGTATAGGTCGCTCCCATTATCTTCTTCCTCCGTTAATGTATTCTAATTCAAATCCCCGTAAGGATAAAGCTTGTTTTGTACTCTCATCTTCTAATTTAAATGCCACAACAAATCCAGACCCTTCCACAGATACTCGCTCCAATGGAAATCCAGATGAGCCATAAGCAGAAGTTCCGTAAAGACCGCTACCATAAAATGCCGCAACTTGTGCAGAAGAAAATGAGTAAGAGGAAGGTTGAGGAGTATTTGTGTCATCGTAATTATATCGTAATGTAAATGTTTGGTTAGTTGTATCCATTTGTTCATTAACTTTATAGTTAACTAAAGCTCGTTGCATATTTTTTCTTATACCGGGGTCACCAAGTGACATATCTGGTGAGCGGTAAAAACCTGTAATAGTAAATGTAGACCCTGCTCTTGTAAAAGAACCTCCCGATTCTTGTTTGTACACATATCCGTCATATCCACCATGTATTATTGTTTCTGTACTATTTACAAAAAAAGAATCTGTTGCAGAAGGTTTTAATCCTTTTATATCAGAATATTCAAATCCTAATGTTCCTGTTTCTGGATTTGCTTTTAATACTGCAATTATTCCTTTTGCTGTTCCTTCTGTTTGTCCAGTTGTAGGATAAAACAATCTATATTGTGATTTACCTCTAATAACTGTAGATGTAATATTATCAGTACCTATTTCTGCAATTCTATCTTGTATTTGTTTAGATACTGTACCTAATTCTACGTCACCAATTCTTTCTGTACCGGCAATAGTTCTAAGTCCATCTGGTGCTAAATAAATTAAGTCGCCTCCAAGCTCCTGTATACTTTTACCATCTACACAACCAATTCTACGAGTAACTGGTGTAACAGCAAAATCAGAACTTGATGAGCCTGTTATCTTAAATATTCTATCTTCACCAAATATAAATAATTCTTCACGAAAAACTTTAAGTCCAACAATCGTTGTATCTACTTTTATTGTTCCTGCCCCTGTATCAAAATCATCTTCTGTAAATGGGCCAGAAAATGTTACGCTAGATATGGCATTTGACATACCTGCATAAAACATATGATTTTTAAATGAGGCTACAAACTTAGGGTTTGTTGGAGCAGTTCCACCACCTGTAGCATTTATTATATCAACGTTATACGATGTGTCAA